CTCCCCTACCAAACGACGCCAGGATGCTCGATACGCGCTCGAATCTGGTCGTCATAGACCATTCGGCATGGCACATAGTCCTCGCGTTTGAGCAAATCTGGCCGCGCGTTGATGTCGAGTGCCCACGCGTCGCTTGGACGCAGCACCACCCAGTCATGCAGACGGATCGGCAGGCCATATTCGATGCCGTTCGCCGTGTTCGTGCGTACGAAGCGGCACGCAGCGCCGATCTTGAGCACCAAATGCGCCTTCGCTTGGTACAAATCTTCCTTGAGGTTCTGATACGGCAGCACGATGCCGCCCTTCGTCATCTCTTCGCGCATGTAGATCGCGACGAGCACCTCGTTTTGCGCGATCTCATAGCCCGACAGGTCGCCGACCTTGTCAATCACGGCACTCTTGAGTCGTTCGGACTCCGCTGCGACGTCAGCGCGACGAGAGAACTTAGAAACTGCAGCCATGGTTACCGCTCATTGATCAATTTGTTGACGACACCGTAGTGAGAATCGAGCACACGACGCAGCGCGAATATCTGTCCCACGAGAAACTTGTAGTCGGCCCAGTGTTGGACGCCCATCGGCGCCTCGACACAGGCACGCAAGCGCTCGATGTCCTCATCGATGCACTTGCCGAGTTCGATCTCAAACGCACTGCTCACCCGTATGCCGCGGCTTTGGCGAGCCGCGCCTTGCCGCCGCCGCCTCCCGTGTCGATGGGATAGGCCCTGCCGCCGCGCTTGCGCATCATCGGCGCCGGCATCATGGGCGCGGGAGCGCCTGCGGGGGCTGACGGCGGCGGCGCACCCTGATGCAGCCCGAGAGGGCCGGCGTTCGGCGGCAGCGGCGCGCCTTGCGGGGCGGCGAGCGCGGGCTTAGGCGTCTGCGCGATGATGATGTTGACGTTCATGGCGCCCTTCTTGGTGCGGCCGCCGGATGCGCGACCAATTCTGCCGCCGCTGCACTTGGCGCATGAGCAGCCCGCCTTGTGCGCCGTCGCTTTGCCTCCCGCCTTCAATCCACCGATGTGCTTCTCGCCGTCGCGAAGTCCATTGGCCTTCTTCATCTCGACGTTGACGAGGTCGTCGATGACGCCGCCGCCCTTGGCGCGCGGTTTGCGGTCGGCGCGGGGCGCAGCGGCGACACCGGAGGCCACGAGTCCCCCAGCGCGGTAGGCGCGGCGCGAGAGGACGCGCATGCCGGTCTGTACGTTGCCCTTCTGGTCGGAATTCTCCGTCCAACCGGACGCATCGACCTTGCCCGGGCTCTTGCTCATCAGGCGCGTCAACTTGTCCTTCGCGCGGGCGCGGGATTTTTCACTCATTTCACTCATGCTGTTCCCCTATGTACTCGCGCCAACTGTTGATCGCAAATTCACGTCCCATGACGTACGTAGAAGTACACTTCACACGGTACTTCACTGTATTTTGTCGCTCTTCTCGGCTTTCTTCATGCCCTTATCGACTTCCTCGATGAGCCTGTTCGCCTTCTGACCGGCGCCCTTGACGCCGATCTGCGAGCCCGATTCCGTGACGGGCGCGCGGATGACGTCGGCGACGAGGCCGATCGCGCTCTCGCGCTCCTTGGCCGCGCGGTCGAGATCGCGGTTCTCGTTCTCGATGGACGCCTGGCGTTCCTGCAGCGCCACTTCGCGCGCCTTCGTGTGAGAATCGAGCACCTTGGCGGCGGCGAGCGCGTGATCGACTTCGGAGTCTTGCTCTTGAGGAGCCGCCGCGCCCTCGATCTTGGGTCCGTAGTGACCGGAGTCGATCTTCGCCTGTACGTCGGCGGCCTTCGCCTTCGCCTCTGCGGTACGCGCGTTCGCCTCTGTGACCTTGGCTTGTGCGGCGGCCTTCTCGTTTGCCATCTTGGCCTGCATTTCCTGCAATTGCGGCGGCGGCGCGGCACGCGCGGCGGGCGGCACGAAGAACTGTTCCGGGTTCGACCAGCCCATCGCTTGCAATGCGGCGGAATCGATCGCGATCGGATCATAGAGATTCGGGGATGCGGCCTGCAGCTGCTTGAGACCCTGAATCTTCATCACGCGCTGGCCCATCGACGCCGTGTTCGGATCGGCTTGCGGCACGAGTTCGCAGTTATTGGCCGCCTGCATGAACTTCGCCTCATCCCACACCGTCTTGCTCTTGCATTTGCGCATCCAAAAGCTCTCCGGGTGCTCCTTGAACACCTTCACGAGCAGTTGAAATTCCTCTGCCTGGGACGCGTGACAGCGCTTGTGGACGGAGTTCATGACCTTGACAGCCTGGTCGATGAGCGCGAGCGTCGTGCCGACAGGCGCCTCGGCGCGGCCCTCCCCGACCTGTAGCTCCGACGTGCCACCGACGCGCTGGCCGGTCTGCACCATGTCCTGCACGAGCTGCATGAGGGGCGCCATGTGCGCGCTCTCGTACGGCAACGGCATCACAGCCTGACCAATCGGCATCCCTTGGGTCTCGATCGTCGCGCCACCACCGGGCGGGACGCGGAACACGTTGGTGTTTTGGCGAGTGCCCGACTTCGAGACGAGAAAGCCGGGAAAGTTCGCGAACATGCCGTTGTCGAGCATCTCGCGCCACGCCGCCGTCACGGCATTCGTCGTGTTGCCCAAAATGTGCAGCAACCCGATGCCGTAGAACCCTAAGCCCGGGACGAACGTGTACGGCACGTAGAGCGTGCGCGCCGTCGGCAACGCCTGATCGGTTTCGTCGTAGTTCCTGACGATGGAGAGCATCTGCCGGCTCGACTTGTCGATCGTCACCTTGTAGGGAATTTCGAGCCCCGACTCCTTGCCCTTGTGTTTGTGCTCGAAGCCCGGGACGTTCAATTCGCAGCAGATCTCGTAGATCTCGCGATCGCGGTCATCGGGGCGCATATCGCTGAGAGAGATGCCTTGCTGCGCTTTCTTCGCCTCTTCGAACGAGTCAGGCTGGCTGGGGCTCGCGTCTGGCAGCGTCACATCGGCATAGACACCCAGAATCTGCAGACGCTTGATCGTGGACTTCGAGAGGAACGTGCGATGCGTGACCCGCCGCGCATTGCGCAGATCCGTCGCGTTCTGGTTCACGATGATGTCGTCGGCATCGACGGACTCGCTGACGGGGCGATTACGAATTGGGCAGAAGTAGACTTTCTTGAACGTCGTGCCGCCGAAGCCGAGCATGAACAGCATGCGATCAGTATCGGGGTAATACTCGGTTGCGACCGCGGTCAGGTAGTGATTCATGTCGCGCTCAAAGTCGTTCGCGAGCTGATCCTCTTTCAGTTGGGCATCGTTATCATCGTTCCTGATCTTCACCGGGCCGTCGGTTGGCAGCATTTCGCTGCGGGCGTTCGCCTGAAATCTCAGCACCGCTTCGAGCAGCAGCGGGTGACGGACCTTCGACATGCCCTCGACGGGGGCGCCGTCGGAGGCGCCTTGAATGGTCGGTACTTCTATTTTGAGGCCGAGCAGGCGAATTCCGAGCGCTCGATCCTCGATCCACTCGCGCCGCGACTCGATGTCTTGATCGACGCCGCGCAGCAGATCATCCGTGATCGAGGCACGTTCGGAGTCGCCGATTTCGTCGATCAAATTGCCGAACCATTCGCCCTCTGCGCGCCTTGCGGCTACGCTACCCAAGCCCTTGCCGTCGAGCGAGATCGACACGGAACCGTCGCCATGCTTGATCGTGAGGATGTTGCCGCGCTCATCGATCTCGGCCTGATCCTCTGGCGCGGGCGCAATCTCGACTTCGATCCCGGCCGGCGGCTCATCCTTTGGCTCGATGATCCTTAAATTCGCGCCGCCTAAACCTAAGCTCATACGAGCGCCATGAGCGCGTAAGTGCGCGAGACCTGCCGCTGGAAACGCCGCATGCCTAAATGCGCGGCGGTTTCCTCGCCGTAGGCCAAGATTTCATAGCGATGCGTGACGGCATGCGGCGGGAAGCCCCACACGGTGACGAGAAAGCGGTAACTCGGCTTTAGAACGGAACCCGCGGCGCGGCCAATCAGGTCAACCGTGCATTGGCAGCGGACGCCGGACTCGTTTGGTGTGTGAATTGCGCTCAAGCGAACTCCAGTCGGAGGTCGCATTGCGCCGGGCAAGGAGGACCCGAAGATGAACGGTAGAGTCCAGCGCCGAGCTGAACGGCTCCGAGAATAGCAAACGCATCAGGTCGGGTACAGCGGCTGATTGTTGCCGCGGGGATAGATCTTGAATGCCTCAAGTTCTGCCCGGCGCTCTGAGGCGCGCGAGATGAGGCCGCGATCACGCAGATAACGCAGGCCCATAGAGGTCAAATCGACGTACTCGTCGTGGCGGCCACGCGGGAACTGGCCGACTTGCGTCATCACGGCGTCCGACCAGACGCGATCGGGCGCGTAGATCAAGCCCTCCTGAAACAGATGCTGCACTGACACGAGGCGCGCGAATTTATCCTGCGACTTAGGATCGAACAGCTGTACGGAGAATTTCTCGTTGCTGTAAAGGCGCCGCAGCTCTTGCGCGATCGAGATGCCTGCGGACTTGTTCTCGATCAGCAGCAGATCGACTTTCATGTCGATACAGGTCTTCGCGGTGCGCTTGATCAGTTCGTGGAATTCGTATCGATCCGTCCACGCGTTCGCGAGCATGACCTTGGGCGCCTCCTCACTCAGGGTGCGCTCGACAAACACGAGGTTGCCGTCTGGCCCTAAACGTCGCGTTGCCTGCGAGGTGCCGTCGAGCGAAAACACGCCCCATACGATCATGCCGGACGGATCGTTGATCTTTTCGAGCGTGTACGCCGTGTCGAGCGTGCCTAACACAAAATCCATGGGCGGAAAGCGGTCTTCGGGCCACAGCTGCCACCAGTCGCGCTTGATGACGCCGCCGCCGCGCGGCTCAGGGCGCTGTTGTAATTGACCGGCTGAGCGCCAATCCCC